AGAATTAAATGGTGCTGGTGAGATTATAGGCTTGTGGCCGCTATTATCAAAAAATATTCGGCAAGATATTCTATTTGGCAAGGATCTTATTTATATTATTACATTACCAAATGGTGGTGAGAAAGTTTTGGATAGTAGTAGAATTTTGAGAATCAATGGATTTTCTCCTAATGGCATATGCGGATATAATCCTATTGAATTAGGCAAAGAATCAATTGGATTGAGTCTAGCGATTGAAGAATATGGTTCTAGATTTTTTGGTAATGGTGCTAGACCTGGTGCAGTACTAGAACATCCTGGTTCTGTTTCTCAAGAAGCACAAGATAGATTAAGATCTGCATGGAAAAATATTCATGAAGGTTTGGAAAATGCCCATAGGTTGGCTATTCTTGAAGAAGGAATGAAACTGCATGAATATGAAACGAATGCAGAAGATTCTCAAACGCTTGAGACAAGAGTTTTTCAGGTGTCAGAAATAGCCAGAATATTCAACATGCCATTGCATATGCTGAAAGAATTAACAAAATCAACAAATAATAATATAGAGCATCAAGGCCAGGAGTTTTTAACTTACTGTTTACGTTTTTGGTTAGTGAAGTTTGAACAAGAATATACTATCCAATTGCTATCTGAAAAAGAACATGATGAGTATTTTTTTGAGCATTTAGTTGATGCCTTATTAAGAGGTAATTCACAAGCAAGACATACTGCATATGCAAGCGGTAGACAATGGGGATATTATTCTGCAAATGATGTTTTGGAAATGGAAAATAAAAATAGCATTGGTGCCCAAGGTGATATTTATGTTGTTCCTTTAAATATGATTCCTGCCGATCAGGTGTTGAATAAACTCAAAGAAGAACCTAAAGAAGAAATAGATAATATCAAAACAATTCGGTTGCTAGAGATAAGAGAAAGATTATTTAATTCATATAATATTTTATTTCTAGATGTATTTCAAAAATTAATTAATAGGGAGTGTATTGCTATCGGGAGACAATTAAAGAAGTTTAATAATGATGAATTCAAAACATGGCTTAATACATTTTATATTGAATTGAAAGATATAGTGTTTAAGGGTTTGTATGGTATTATAAGAAATTATTCAGAACAAATTTTCAATCAATTATCTAATGAATTGATTCTAATTAATCCAGATTTTAATTGTATAGACAAAACTGTAAATGATTTTTCTACCATCTTCTCGAATGAATATATCGATAAGCACTATAAAAGATTTTTATCTATGTGTGATTGTGATGATTCATTAAGCAAACTAGAGATTGAATTAAAAGATATTGAACAATCATCAATTAAATATAAATATTCAACCAACATTAATCTTAGAGTACTTAATACTATTTGCCATTTTGTTTTTGACAAGTATGGTTACAGGTCAAAATGGCATAAAAGAAATAATGCATGCGATAAATGTAAATCACTAGATAATCAATATGTATGTGATTCTAATTTTAATGATGTCTGCTGCTGTTTTATTACTCTTTAGGTTTTTATTAAAGGAGATTTTTACATGACGCCAGAAATGCATCATGAGTTGATGACTGCTTTAATTGGTTTTAAAAAGGAAACTGGTATATTACAGGAATTGAAAAAGTTAAATGATAATGTAATTAATTTGCATTTGGTAATAGAGGAGCAAAAAGAATTATTACAAAAGTTTTTAAATAAGGGAAACGGCGTTGTTGTTTCTCAAACTAGAAAAAAATAAATCTAAAGGTGATTTTTTTTGGAAGGAAAATAAGACATGAAGAAAGATCTTAGGGATATTAGGAAGGATGTGAATAATAATATAGAGCGAAGATTTTTAATTGGTCAGGAAGATACAGAAGTTAGAATCGTAAGAGAGAAAGATCAGCCTGTTAAAATTGTTGGTTATTTTGCAAAGTTTAATAAAATGAGCCAGCAATTAGGGTGGTTTAGAGAAATTATCGAACCTGATTTTTTCAGACAAGCTATTAAGAAAAGTGATACCGTTGATTTATTTAATCATGATGCGAATTATGTAATGGGTAGAGTGTCATCCGGAACATTAAGGGTATGGGAAGATAAAATAGGTTTGGCGTTTGAATGCCATCCTCCAGATACACAAATTATTAGAGATTTGGTTTTAACGCCAATTGAACGTGGTGATATAAAAGGGTGCTCATTTGGTTTTACAATTAGATCTAGATGGAACGATGATGAAGAAGATGGCGATACATGGTTTGAAGATCAGGATGGGTCTATCTTAAGGACTCTTAAAGCTGATGGCTGTAAGGAATTGTTTGATGGTTCACAGGTAACATTCCCTGCATATCTCGATACTGATTGTGCCTTAAGGTCCATGAATGCTTGGAAGGATCAAATGCGTATTGAGATTGAAAAGATTCAAAAACAGAAAGATGAAATTGAATTAAAAAATAGGCAATATATAGAAATGAAAAGGCGAAAATTGGCATTTAGAAATAATATTTAGTATATAAAAATCGTAGTTTTTAGAAATGAAATAAAGGATGCGACCATCCTTAAATATAAAATGCAGATGCATTTTTATGGTTTTTAATTTTTTATATTAGATAAATTAAAATTGATAGATTAAAATAAATTAAAAAGGAAGGATTAAATAAAATGTCAGATAAGTTGAAAGAACTAAGGGACAAGCAGGCAAAAATTACTAGTGATCAGCATGAAATTCTTGATAAGGCTGATAAAGAAAAACGTGGTCTTACTGCTGATGAGGAGACTAATTATGGCAATCTTGAAAAAGAATTTGATAGTCTCAAAACTGAGATTGATAAACTTGTTAAAGATGCAGAATCTATCCGCTTAACAGAATTGCGCAGGAAAGAGATTCAAAAGCGTGAAGAGGAATTGCGCAAATCACAAGGGTTGCATAGTGGTGGATTACCTCCTGGCAATCATGGTTCTGATAATAACGATGGAGAGAGAAATAAAGGAAAGAAATTTTTTGAATATCGTATTGACAAAAAATATGAACCGTTGATTGTTGAATATCGTACAAATACAAATGGTGCATTCAGCACCAATAAATATATGGATTCTTACAAGCGGTATTTGGTGGGTGGATTAAATGCTTTAACTTATGATGAACGCAATATTATTATCTCTGCTTCAAATGAAGTTCGTGCATTGCAAGCGGATTCCGATAAAGGCGGTGGCTTTTTAGTTGCTCCTGAGCAAATGGTAATGCAAATTATTGAAGCGTTGGATAATATTGTTTTTGTCCGTCAATATGCTAATGTTATTCCTGTTCCTAATGCTGCATCTTTGGGTGCTCCTGCGCGTGACACTGATATTGGTGATGCAACGTGGACCGCAGAAATCCGTGCTGGTGATGAAGATAATAGTCTTGATTTTGAAAAGCGTGAATTGACTCCACATCCTATTGCTCGCTATATCAAAGTTTCTAAGCGTCTTGTCCGTGTAAGTCTAATTGATATTGTAAGCTATGTTGCTGCGCGTTTGGCATACAAGCATGGCATTGTGCAAGAAAATGCCTATTTAAATGGGACTGGTGTAAACCAACCGCTTGGTGTGTTTATTGCTTCTGCACAAGGCATCAATACTGATCGTGATGTGTCTGCTGGCAATACGTCAACAGCTATGACTGGTGATGGACTAATCAATGCTAAATATGCTTTGAAAAAGCAATATCGTTCGCTTGCATCTTGTCGTTGGTGTTTCCATCGCGATGGTGTCAAAATGATTCGAAAGCTGAAAGATGGTGATGGTCAATATCTTTGGAAACAAGGTTTGTCAGATAGGCCAGATACTATTCTTGAAATTCCATTCGAAGAATCAGAATATGCACCAAGTATTTTTACAACCGGTCTATATGTTGGCATTCTTGGTGATTGGAGAACATATTGGATTGCTCAATCTCTCAATATGGAGATTCAGGTTGCAACTGAGAGATATATTGAAACAAATCAAAATGCTTATTTCGGGCGTGCAGAAGTTGATGGTATGCCTACATTGAGTGAAGCATGGGTGCGTGTGAAACTTGCATAGTCCATATTTTATTTTAATTTAAATAGACAGGAGATGAAATATGGCAGTTTTTGTAATTAAAAATGCATCAATTAGAATCGGAGCAACAACCGCGGCATATGTAAATCTTTCTGATCATTGTCGTTCCGTATCCGTCAACTATACGGTAGAACTTCAAGACAAAACAGCAATGGGAAGTTCTGCTAGACGGAGAATCTTTGGCTTAAAAGATTGGACTGCAACACTTGAATTTAATCAAGATTATGCCTCTGGTAGTGTTGATGCAACATTATGGCCTATTGTCGGATCAACTGGTGGCGCAATTATTATAAAGCCACATAGCAGTGCTGTTGGCGCTGGCAATCCCAGATACTATGGCAAGTTTCAACTTGCTAGCTATTCGCCATTTGGTGGCGCAGTTGGTTCTTTAGCTATCAATAATGTATCCATCCAAGGAGATGGTTTGTTGAGTAGAAGTACTGCTTCAACATAAAATTTATTAAATAAATTAAGATATAAATATAAGGAGAAGTTATATCATGAATCTTTTGAGAAATATTAACATTATTAAAGCAACAACTATTCGACTGACGGGTTCATCCTCGCAATTGAGTAAAGCAATTGACATGGCTGGATTTGATGGGTGTCTTTTTGTTGCTGTTGGAAGTTCATTAACCGCAGCAAATAGTTCTAAAATGAAATTATTT